ATTTGGAAAATAATTTTACTTGGTGCATTAACCACCATTTTACAGGGTGAGCTTTTTTAAAACGATACTCTTCTCTGTTGTAGGCTTTTCCTTTTAAATTTCCCATTATCTTTTTGATTTACGTTCAACTTTAAAAATCTTTTCTCTTTCTTCCCAGAGATTGATTACTTCTTCTCTTAGTTCGCTTTCTGCTTTCTCCTCCTCTATGATCTTAATAGATTCCATTAATCCTTTATTGAGTGTCTCTCCACCAATAGTATAGACATTGTATTTGGAATAATCTTTTATAAATTGTAAATTCTCTCGGATATCATCAATACCATAGTCAAAGATGATAGTAAGTGGTGCTGTATGGAACGGTTCCCAAATAGATGATTTAAACACTTCCACGTCTATTCTTACCCCTATAATTTTAGAAATATCCTTCCCTTTAAAGGTTTTTTCTACTTTGTGTTTCTTTATAACCTGTGTTTTCAAACGGACACTGGCATAAAATCCTATTGCTTCACCCCCAGGAGTTGTGTATTTTGAGAAAGCCATAGCGTCCATATTTTGCCTAATTTGATTACTGCATACCATTAAGTAGTTTTTATCCTTTATGATACGGCAGGTCTTCCTAGTTCCTTCTGAGAATTCCTTTGCTCTACGTCCTCCCATCTTATCACCATCCTTCTTCTCCATTTCCATATCAGTGGATAAGGCAGCAAGACTATCAGCAAATATACCATTTATTACATTCGGATTCTTTGGAACCCAAGTTCTAACTGGCTCAAATATCTCTGGGACAGTATTAGGATTAAAGTAAGTACCCTCTGCCAATTCTAAACCAAAAAGTTTTGCGAATTGGGGATTAAGTCTTGCTTCGGGATCGTGGAAGATAAGGTCTCCACCTTGTCTTTGCACACCTCCTGCAATTTCGCTAAGGAAAACTGTTTTCCCGCTACCACTTGGACCGAATATTTCAACCAGAATTCCCCCTGGTAAACCACCACCTCTGACTCTGCCTCCTGATAAGGCAAGATCGAGTAACGTTGATCCTGAACTGATAATTGTTCCAAAATTTCCATCTGGATATTTCTCTTTAGTTTCGTTTGGTCGAAGCACTCGTCGTCTTACCTGACTGTGAAGTGGCTCTGGTTCTTGTTTTCTTACTCTCTGCATCTTTTAATAGTTCTAATATTGATTCAACATGTGAGGCATTCAATCCTTTGCGTAGGAGTTCCTTTTCTACAGTTTCAATAAACTCAGGAAAGGACACTAATACACCATTGGATTTACTAATAATCCATTCATTTTCAACTCTTCTTACAATATCTCGAAAAAGGATTATATATGACTGCTTTACATTTTGCTTTTCCAACCAGTCATCCAACAATGATCTGAACACAGATGATTTTGTTATCCCTTTTGCAATTGTATAGAGTGTAAATTCATTATGAACCTGTGGAGGTAATGAAACCCCCACAAGTTTATAATCAGCTCTGTACTTTTTTGCTTTCAAAACATTCATCGTGATTTCTTTTTCTTATCCTTCTCATCAGTACATTCGTTCCAAATTTCACAAGTATCACACTCATCAAATTTGTCTGTGTCAGTTCCAAACACGTGCTTGTAAGGACATTTTTCCTTACCAGCAGGAGCATCTTCAGTTACGGTTCTCTCTCTTCGTACTGTCCGTGAAGCTGGCTTTTCTGCCTCCTCTTCTTCCTCTTCCTCTTTTACAGGTTTTCGTCTGGAAGTTACAGGTGCTTCACTTGTAGTAACTTTGCGAGGTTTTGGAGATTCCTCTTCCTCTTCCTCTTTTGGTATTCTTCTAAAGGTCCTGGGAGCCTCCTTCTTTGCATCATCTTCTTCCTCTTTATCAGTGAGAGGACCACCATCACCTCCTTCTTCAACATCAACCTCAAAGAATTTTGAAGAAAGCTCATTATAAGGAAGTACAACAAGCATATCATCAAGTGATGGTATTTCATCAAGAATAGATTCATCAAAGGGATCTCTGTCTTCAAACTTAACATCAACAACTTCAGGGAAATTATTCTTTCCAAGTTCTTTCCATTTGATCCTGGCGTTGACTGTCTTACCACTATCAAGCATGAAGAAATCACTATTTGAATCGTCAACCTTTAGTTCTTCAATCAAGGTATCCTGGAATAGGAAATCAGACATATCCCAAATATATGGAACTTCTTCATAATCTTTATGTCCCACTGGGATAAGAATATATAAGCTTCTTGGTTTTGGGTAGAGTAGTTTGAATTCCTCTTTGTCTGCTCCATCTTTAATCCTCTTTAGCTGATATTCACATATTGGACATTTGTGACCAAACGACTTTGGACAGATCACGGATTCATTATTACCACCAACATTGCTATGTGTTTTGAATGGTACTCTATACCAAGGTGTTCCTGGATGAGCAACTGGGATCCCATTAATTACTTTCTTTTCTGGATGTTTTTCTGATGTTACAATATATGGTAAGAAATCTAATTTAAAGGATCTTACACCTTCTGGAAACTTGAATAGTTTCAACCCTTTTGGGACTTCCAAGTAGTTTCTGGCTCCCTTTGATTCCCTTTGACTTACTGCACTTGCAACAACCACACCTCTGAAAGAATGTTTCTTTTCTTTTGCCATGTCTTTAATTTTTTGATTTAGTTAATAATTACACTATATTTCTTCTTCTTAATTTTGCTCCTATCGAAGCATTAATTTTATCTTGCCACCCTGCTCTTTCAGATGATAAATCTCTTGGTGTTTTAGGGCCAGCAAAGTATTGCTGTCCATTTAACCTTACCAGGTTTTCCAATGCATCTTTACGAGCATCAAATGCTTTTACTGCACCAGCGGCAATGTCATATTCAAATTTCAGTTGTAGATATTCTTCACTAGCTCGTTTGTATTCTGGTTGGACTAGAATAGCACTTTCAATTGCTTTATCGGTAACCTTTTCAACTTCAAATAGTTCTGGCTCTTTCCGAATAGCTTTATCAAGTTCTGCTCTTGTGAGTTCTAATTTCTCTTTTGCTTTGTCAAAAGCAGCACGGACTTCAGCGGCATGTCGTGAGTATTTCAGCATCAATGTTGCTTGCTCTAACCACTCTATATCTAAAGCGGTTTCATCAATTCTCATGTCTTCTTCGTAGTTCATAATAAATGATTTAAAAGTTAAAAAGAAATAGTGTCGGGTGCGTGGTCAATCGGAATTATATTATAAGTGGTTCCATTGTTCTCTTAGTCGGATCAGTCGGTCAATCGGATGAATTAATTCGGGTATTAATGGTTACCTCGACCAGTTAAAGACCAGTCATGTCTATTGACTATTGCTCTACCAACTGAGCGAACGATAGAGATCATCCACCGTACGGGATTCGAACCCGTGACCCATAGTTCCATTTTATTTAGCTGATTAACATTCAGTTGCGTTTACCAATTCCGCCATAGGCTGAAGCCTAACAAGATTCGAACTTGTAGTAGTAAGAAAATGCAACGAACAATCCGGTTTGCTCTACCATTTCAGAGTAATGGTGCCAACTCTACACCCACGCCCACTATTTCAAAGAACTTCAATGCTTCGGCACATTGATTATTTAGTCATATTTGGTTCAGTATAATCATCCATACATCCACCAACTTCAATCTCAGTACTCCAGTTTGCCTGCTGGATAGCGGCATCAACCAAACGAAGTTGTTTGGCGTACCAGTCATACCCTGCAGCCACTTGGTTGAGAGTAATCTTTGGAACAGATACAACGACATCATCAATGTCATCTGTGATCTTTTTACGAGTTCCTTTAGTTTCAAAAAGACCTTGAATGTTGATCTTTTTCAATTGCTCAACTTTCTCGTTGAGTTCTTTTCTCCTGAGTAGAGCCTCCGCTAATTTTACTTTCATAATAAGAAATTAAGGTTTATTTGTTATTGGTTCAAAAGGTATAAACTTTTTATTAAGTGTCATTTGTACAATGGCTACATTTTCCAACCACTCAATATAATCAGATAATTCTGGATCCAGGTTGGCATTAATTCGTCTTCCTTCCATCGAAAGATAACGACCATTTGGTAATAATCCTGTTTCTCTTTTATATATCAACCGTAAATCTTTTACAGATACTACAGAATCATTCCTTTTTACATATTTCCACTTTTCATTTTCCATAAACTTGTTTTTTAGCAATATTTGTAATACCAATCATAATCATGTAGTTCTAGCAATTCAGGATGATTCTGCAAGAAATCGTCAATTATAGGACGGGCTTCATCATTTGAAAAATGAAATAATCTCTGTCTTAAAATTTCTATTAACTCTTCTACTGATTGCTTTTTCTCCATATCATTTGTTTTTAGTTATTGTATAGCAAGCAAATGTCAGTTGAGGAAATCCTGAATCATAAGT